ACCTTGCGCTCGGCTTCCTTAGCGACTGCTCGGCGGTAACCCTCGGCCAAGTAGACCAAGATGCCGAACCCGCGACCCTTGGTGTCGAACTCGTCATGCTCGGCAACACCCTTGAGGTTGAGGTCGAAGTCGGTGTCACCGTCCAAGTTCCGCGCCCACTCAATGGCGAGGCGAGCCTCTTCCAAGTTCTTGCGAGCATTGTCTTCGATACCCTTGCGCCATTCGCGATCATCGAACCGTTCGGTCACCGGGGGACGGAGGACGTAATCAACGGCATCCTTGGTCGACCTGCCGAACTCATAACCGGCCTTCGTGTAACCTTCGGCCTTGATGATCTCGTTGGCCACTGCGACGATCAAGACGGTGGGAAACAACGTGTCAGGTCGGGCAAACTTGAAGACTTCCTCTTCGCGTTCATCGATACGATGCGCGATCCAAGGAGTGAGTCGGAGATTGCCGATGTAGTCCTTGGCACAGGTGCCACCAACTCGGAGTCGGGTGCCGTTGTCGTCTTCCACCACGATCGTGTGGTTACGGTGACGCTTGTGGCCACACGCATCACAGGTCGGCTCGGTGCCGATGTACTCGGTGACGATCCCCTCGGGAGCGTCGGGAGCAGGGCAGACGATGCCGACTGCGTGGTCGACTACCGCGAGAAGCCTCCAGCCGTCATATCGGATGGGGTGCGTTTCCCACTCAACCTCAAATACCGGAGTTTCGACGGCGACTGCAAAACCATCGTGGGTGCGGACACCCGTCTCGCCGGTCAGCCGGTAGGTCGGGGCAGGAACGCCGAGTTTCTCGGCCTTTTTGGTGATCTCAAGGAGTCGGAACTTGAGGGTGCGAATCTCGTAGTCCGTCAGCCACCTCTTGATCTTTCTGTTGTTTGTGTCCTCTGTCATATGACCATTGTATCAGATTGATACATCAATGACAACAGTATCAACTCAGCAGCGGTCACCGCTCATGTACCACGGCTGTGCCCAGCAGGTGTAGTGCTCATCGGCATACTGTGCGATCCACAGTGCCTCAGTGAGATTTGTTACCGGCACCAGCAGGTCATCGCGGGTCAGTCCCTTGGCCTCTAGGCGTTCACCGTGTGCTGCCCAGTTGATTTGCAGCAGGCCGTAATCATAGGTTCTGCTGATCGCTGTCCAGTCGCACGCACTCTCGGCCATTGCGATGGCATCCAGTGTGGGCAGCCACTCAACTGGCCAGCCAACATCGACGGCCAGTGACCACATCTCGGGACATCGCGCATTGTCGATACCGACGATGGTCGTGGTCGTGGTGGACTCCAAGGTGATTCCCTCGGGCAAGTCGGGCACTGGTGGCAGCGACACCTCGCTGTCGTGCTGATCTGCCGAGATGGGGATGGTGGGCACCGGATCGTTGACCCACAGTGTTGTTGTGGTGATCGCTGGTGGATCAGCCCGAACCTCGGGTGCTGACTCTTCGATGTTGGCAGCCAGTGCCGTAGTGCACATGGCAGCGATGAATAGGTATGCCAGTCTGAACATAATGACCTCTCCTCCCGTGGTCTTCGTCCCCCTGACTTGGGGGACTCGTCATTGTAGCGCAATGATGCGCTAGTGGCCAATCACCAGCCGTTACGCTTCAGCCACAGGCGTGTGACCACACCCCCGTAGACCATGAACAGAATGAACTGCCACGGCCACGGCAACATCACTCACCGTCGTCTGGTGACGACTCATCCTTCTCTGCGAGCGCGGACTCAAGGTTGCTGATGTATGCCTGTTGCACAGCGATCTCGTACTCGCGTGGGAACCGCTGCTGCACGATAGCAAGTACTTGTTCGGCATTGAGGTTGTTCGGGTTGCTCATGCTGCTGACTCTAGCGATGCGACACGCTGGCGCAAAGACTTGACTTCGGCGGTTAGTACAGCGATGAGATCAGGCCATTTCCAACCCGTCGCTTTCAACTGCCCATCCTCCGTCCACTCGTACTGTGCAAGTTTGCCGTCACCAGCAGTCGCCACTTCCTCTGCGATGAAACCGTACTGAAGATCAGCCTCGCGCATCTGTCGTTGTGCATCTGTCTCAGATGTCGGGTCAAACTCGTCGTCCTCGTCGTCAGGTGTTGGCTGATTCGGGATGAACTTCGGAATGAAGGTGACAGGACGCAAGGAGTCGATGAGATCGCCCGACCCGTCAAATGTCGCGACCTGCTCTTTCAGTTCAATGGTTGATGTGAAGCGGTACAGCGTGCCGAAAGTGTTGTTCCGCAGAACATATTGGTATCCGCTTGTTGTGCTAGTCGCTAGGCTTGCTGTGACGATTGTGCCAGAGGCCACAATGCAACCCACGCTGTTGCCCGCTGTAAGCCCTAACTGGTTGGTGGTGTGACGGTAAATACCGACATCTGTGTCGCTTCTAAACGATAAAACTGGAGATGCTGCGCTACCAAGATCGTACGCTCTTACGCCGGGATCGGGATGAATCCATCTGTTCATGTAGATTTGTTGATTCGCATGGATACGCGACCAACTTGTGTCCGCATAAATCTGAATGTAATCAGCCGTCGTCGTGTCGCCGTAGCAAGTAATAACCCCGTTAGTGTTTGTGTCGATCTGAACTTTGACTCCGCTGTCACCGTCCTCGTAAAACCTGAAGTACCTATTAGATGTGAACGCCATCGTGGAACCTTCGATCCCGATGTAATACTGGTTGTACAACTGAATCTTTGTTTCGACGGCATCAGGGAACGTCATCTTTCCCTGACCAATCGTGATCGAACGCTCAACCCAACCCGAATTATAGTTGCCGTGACCCGAGTCGGGTGTACGAATCTGGATACCACCCTCCGCTGTCAGGTACACAAACTCGCCTGTCATGCCCGTATGTTTGCCTTGCGATTCTCCAGCACCTAAAACAAGTTGCTGGCCAGTCCGATCACGAATCTCATTAGTCACAAGATAACCATTGACGGTCACATTGCCTGTGACGGTGCCACCAGCAGTAGGTAAATACGAATGGGTATGAACCGCTGTTGCAAACGCAGACGCATGGCTACCATCTACAGTGTCAGCATCTAGCCCGTTACCTGATCCTTCGTCAGAAGTAGTAAGTACACGAGACCCACTAACTTTTACTCCACCACTATCAGCCTCCAACACAGCCGCACCGTTGTACCAAATCTCAACACCGCTACCACCGTCGTAGATGACGAGGCCGTTCGACTGCTGGCTGTTCAAGATGCTGTAGTCACCAGCGCCGACTGTGATGTTGAGCGTGTCATTCGCACCTTTGAGGCGAAGGATGTTGCCGTCTGCGCCTGCATCTACATCAAGCGTGTATGTAGGTGTCGTTGTACCGATACCGACATTGCCAGACGAATCAACGCCCATAGCGTTTATGTTCCCATTGCGAAAACCAACAAAGTTAGCGTCAGGATCGAAAAACACTTGACCTGCACGGCTTGTTCCCCCAGCCTCAGGTGCTCTCAATTCAATCCTAGCGTCCGACCCATTAGTTGTGTGCTGAAACACAGACGTATTGTCATTCGCTGAGCGAACATCAAGCGTCTGACTAGGTGACGTTGTGCCGATACCGACACGGGAGTTCACATCGTCGTAGTAGAGCGAAGATGCACCAGCGAACGATCCTCCGTTGTTGTACTGCACCTGTCCGTCCGACCCGGCAGCACCGATCGTCGCGGTGAGTGTCCCACCGACCGTCACATTGCCGGTCGTGGTGAGCGTGTCAATCGACAGGTCGTTGAGTTGCGCTGCCGTCAGAACTTGTCGTGCTGTGAACGTCATGGCGTTGCCTCAGGCGGGTCGTCGTCAGCGGGTTTCTCTTGGCCGACTGCGCGAGCGATCCATGCGTCGTATTCTTCGCGTGTCATCGGCACGATCTCATCACCAATCTGGCGTGTTGCGCTATCAAACGGCGTTACCGCTTCTAGTCCCTCGCGTGTCCATTCAGCCATCGTTGTATCCATACACTAGAAACTTGCCAGAAACAAACGTGCCCACGGTGCACTCAAACGTCACCGCCGTAAAACTAGTGCTTGTGTTGAAAAAACCGTTGACGCGCATCCCCCGAATACCGCCAGCGGTTCCAGCCCACGATGTAAAACTGGACAGATACGGCGCGTAGATGTCCACACAGACAATGCCGGCGTTGATCGAGCCGTTCGTGTAACTAATCGCCATTGGTGCCGCGTTGGTGTACTGGACATCGTTGATTGTTCCAGAGAACGGATAGCGCGATATCACGCCGTAATACAAACTGGCGTGCACACCTCCCGTGCCCAGTTCCATGTCTACCTCATCGCCAGTCGTGGAATAATCAAGGTTGACACCCATCACGCGATAGTTCGTAAAAGTTGACGAAAACGCATCGGTGATCGTCACGGAGGTTGGCGTGCCGGTAATCGTCTGCGACTTCACAAGCACTAATCCGCTAGATGCGTTGAGATCGGCTGCGGTCAGTACATCGCCGTTAGTGAATGGGAATGGCATCTCGTCTGTCTCCTAATAAATCTTGGTTGGGGCTGCAAGCCGGTTCTCGTCCAAAACGCCGAGGTCTTCGTCGTCCAGCCGATATCCGAACCCGACTTGGCTGCCCAAGCCTTTCTCCAACCGTATCACCCAGTCGGTTGGAGTTACATAGAGCGTTGAACGAAGAAAGGTGCCCTGACCCTGCACCAGAGTTCCACCTGCACCGGGGATGTCGATGATCGTGTTGTAGTACGTCGCTCCGTCGTACATCACTTGTATCACGGCATCCAGAGCGTCGTCCTCGCAGTACGACTCAATCATGCCCCCGCTGATCTCAAGCCCTTCCACACTGGACTCACCCTGCTGCCACCATGCAGTGAGCATGTCCGCTTGGTCGGTTAGGTATTGCTGCGACGTTCCTCCCGGTGCTGTTGCCACCGGCAACTCTGTCATGCTGACACTGCGTACCCCATAGGTTTCTATTCGGGCAGCGTCAGAGGACAGTGCTGATTCGGTTGGGCTTGCGAGGTACGCCATCGTCGCGTTGCGACGTAGGTCAATGTCGAAGGTCAGGTTCCTGTAGGGCAGGAGGTCGTAGATCGTTCCCCCACCCCCATCGTCACGGCCAGCAGCAATGCTGGTGGGATCAGTGAACCTAAGTGCATCGACGGTCAGTGTTGACCTCGGCATCAAGTTGAGCGGAGTGGCGATCACGACATCCGCGTAGCAGAAAGTGATTGAGCCGACGACTTGGTACGACAGGTTGATGGGAAACAGCAGCCCGAAGTCAATCGTCATAATCTGCTTCAAGACTTCAAGAGTTGATACGCCATCGGGGAACTGGAGTGTGATGTCACCCACTGTGACGGTAACACCGGCAGGGGCAGAGACACTGGCTTCAAGAACATCAGCACCCAACGGCTGAACGTAAGTAGAGATCAGTTGTCCAACTGCGTCTGCAACCGACAGTGAGACAAGGTTGACGTTCGCTAATGCTGATCGCTCCATCCATGTCGGGAAGTCTCTGGCGAACACCGTCACTGTTGAGGTGAACCCATCGTCTTCCACTTCAACGTCCGTGACGATTAGCCCACCGAACGCAGTCCTCTCGGTCGTACCATCGGTCGTGTCGGCACATGGCACGATGTAGATGAGCCAGTTGCTGAACCAATCCAGACCACCAGCGTCGTAAGTCCCGCCACCTCCCGGCGAGAAGGCACCATCTGAGTTGTCCAAGGTCATTTCGATCTGGCGACTGCCAACTTCGCCATACTCAACTTCGTCCACCATCATTAGCCCACGAACTCGGGAGGTGAGGTCGAATCCACTGTCAGGAACGCCTGACGTACTGCTCATCCCTGCTGGAGTTCCACCGGCAATCGGTTGCCGTGCCAGCACCTTCCAGTCTGTGTAGATCGTCATGCGAGTCTGTTGGTGCCCAACACGCCGTAGTTGCTTCTGCCAATCACGAAACCAAACGAGGTCACAGCAGGACGACCATCCGACAAAGTGAGTTCCCAGTCGTCTGGCGTGATGCGGTACGAGGCACGGAAGAAGGTCACACGCGATGAAAGGTCAACTCCACCGGCACCAGTGAACTCAACGAACATCGGGATGAACAACGGGCCACGCAGAGGCTGGTCGAATCCCCCAAAAACGGTGGAGTCGGCAAGCCCACCGTTTGGTGTCTGAACAAGGTAACTCACCTCATCTAGAGCAGTGTCGGCACATTTGGCCTGAATCATTTTGCCAGTGAGCGTGATGCCTGTGATTCCAAAGTCAACACTTGAGTACCGAGCAACAAGGTGTTCTGCAAGTTCTAGTGCGTCTTCATCATAGCCGTAGTAAAGCGATGAGAACTCTGCTGATCTCGGCCCGTAACTTTCAATGCTGGCTGTGTTCTCAGCCTCTTGTGTTATTGCACCAGTGCCAGCGATTGTGCAAGCAGCAGAGTTAGTCAGCGTGTCCATATTGAACCCAACGGTGGGTGACCGGAAGGGCAACTCGGTTCCTGTGGGAGTTCCTTCAACAAAGGTGTACTCATCTGGCTCGCCGTAAGTGCTAGTGCCTCCGTACAACCAGTTGCGTGCAATGACGAGTCCTTCGTACCTTATGTCGCACTGGGCAAGGCGTGGGTCTACGTAGAGTATCCACGGGAAGCACACACCGTGTTCTGACACCATCAAACCATTGAGAACGTCACCAAAGTTGTCACCGATGAACACTTCCAACTCTAAAGGTTGGCGATAGTCGCTGTTCCCAAACACCCCACCCACTCCATAGAAGATGCTGTCGGCACCGAACAACGGTGGCTCCTGTATTCGGTTGCCAATACGCCACCAACTAACGACTTCTGAGTATTGGTATGGGTTGAGGAAGTTATCCCAGTCCTCTAGAAACACTCCTCTGGCTGCAAGTGTGAATGCATCGTCGCAGTCCACTGTCACGGTAGAGGTAAAGCCGTCGTCTTGATACTGCACGCTGGACACAATCCCACCGAATAGTGGTGCCTGAGCGGTCAATGATGCTGGGTTGGTGCCAGTCTTTGCCTGCACCCACACAGGGTTTGCGAGCCAGTCCCAATCTTCGTAAGTGCCACCGCCGAACGGTGTGAATGCACCATCCGAGTTGTCGAAAACGATTCGTGCCGACGCGCCACCAACTCTGCCGACCGCACATGACATATCGACTTCCACCGAGCGCACGCGAGAGGTGAAGTCAGTCGCGTCATCGGGAACACCCACAGTGTCTTGCACACCACCTCCGGTAGTTGTCTGCCCCATAACAACTCTCCACTCAACGTAGATAGTCATGGTCAGAACCTCCGTGTACCCGTCGTCGGGATGTCTAACTGCCCGCGACGACGAGTGTACTTTTCAATCTCTCTCACGATGTCTTCGGCACGCATACCGGCGTGGGTGTTGATGGTGATGTTGTAGGTGTCACCCTTGCCCCCAATGGCGTGATTCGGAATGACCGTGCCACCCGTGCTTGGGGCAAAGAGTTCGGGGCCGTTCTCACCGATGAGTGACAACTGGTTTGCTCTGATCCGGCCACCCATCGCGAATGCGGGAATGCGTAGAACCTGACCGGGGTGAATGGCTTGGTGTTGGCCATTTCGCCACGAATCGAACCACAGCCCGTTGTGCTCCCACAACTTCCGCATGTTCGCACCGTTCTGAGTAACTCCAATGCGACTAAGCAAGCGGAAGCCACCGTCACCCGCACGAACTGAGATTGTAGGATCGGGGGCAGGTGTGGGGGCGGGGGCGGGTGATGGAGCAGGCGCAGGTGCTGGTGCTGGTGCTACCCCACCTCCACTTCCACTTCCACCAACGTCGACACCGGCAGCCCTCAAGGCATCGATGATCTCAGTGAACTGCTCAGTAGGCGTGAGCGTCAGGCTGATCGGTGTAGTTGTCAGCGCAGTGACGTTGCCACCGATCGCTGCGAGGAAGTTGTTGAACGCATTGAAGAGTGTCAACTGAATGGACTCAACGAGGTCGGCCATCTGCTCGTTGGTTGTCTCCAGTGCCTCGGTCAAGTTGTCGACTAACGTCTTCTGCTCCTCAAACTGCCCGTTAGCCTCTGCAACTGCGTTTGCAAAGAGTTCGTCAACCACAGTGGTCAAGCGTTCGACTTCACCCTGAGCACCCGCGATGTCGGCACCAAACAAGACTTCGCCAGCCACTGTCGCTGTCTCTACACCGAGTGATGCGATCTCATCACGCATCGCGAGGAACTCGCTCATTTGACCCGAACTCATCCTGAGCAACTGCCGACCAAGTCGTGCGCCACCTTGAAGACCCGCACCGGCTACCTGTGCGATGACATCGGCGGGGAATCCACGATCGCGAAGTGCGATGAGGTTGTCGCGGAACTCCCGAGCCTGCGACAAAATCCGCTGAGTCTGCGCCATGACGTTTGAGTCACTTGCAAGTTTCGGCGCGAATGTGTCCTTGACTCTTTCCTGCACGCGAGCCTGAGCGGTGGTGAGAGCATCCAACTCACGCTGCGCTGCGAGAAGCCGAGGCATGGCCTCGTTGAGTTCATCGATGTAACGATCCAACTCAGTCTGCTCGCCGGGGCTGTCAACCGGGAGGCCGAACTCAATGCGGAATGCACGGTGGCTCGCGGTGAGGTCGTCAAACACCGTCCTACGCCGTGCCAACTCTTCTTGTGCAAGAGCGAGTTCTTTCATCTGCTCTGCTGCCTGCTCGGACATCTCCGTGAGGCTCTGCATCTCCCGCGAAAGTTCGGAGATCACATTGGTGAGGATCGAGCCGTCGAAACCCATTGCCTCTGCCTGCTCGGCCATTGCTGCTAGTTGGCCGGTCATGTTGCGGAAGATGTTGACCATCTCTTGTGATGATGCACCCAACAAGGAGGTGGCGAAGTCCCGCGTCATAAACGTCTCGCCAAGATCGTGTGCAGACTGTGCCAAGCGATCGATGGCCTCGGCTAACTCGTCTGCTGCATCTGCACCGCCACTCACATCGCCTACACCGGGGACATAGCCAGTGCCCCCACCGATCGGGCGGGTGCTGAAACTCGGGGTGCCTTCGATGGAGTCGATGACTGCTTTGACCGACAGCATCTGGTCAAGGAGCGATCCGGCAAACCCTGACATCCCTGTCACACCGGGGATGTACATCGACATCATCTGATCCAACTGCTTCTGCAACTGGCTGAGATCAAGACCGACGGCAATGCTGATCTGCGGGTCAAGCGTGTCCAAAATGCCCAACTCGTTGATGAGTTGGATGACCGCATCCCGCGAGTACCCAGCAGCCTCTGCCGACTGGATGAATGTGTTGATGAGTCCAACCTGAGCAGCCTGTGCTTCGCGCACCGAGCCACCGAGTTCCAGCGTGGTGAATCCCACATTCTGGAACTGGTCATAGAGGTTGTACATGCTGTCGACCAGCGAGTCCGTGTCGCTGTCCAAGCGGGCGACCTCGTTCATCAAGGTCTGCACCTGCTTGTTCATCTCGTAGACCGAGCGTGAAGTGTTGATGGCTGCACCATCGGCTGCCATCATCACGTTGACGAAGTCCCTCAGTGTCGGCTCTTCGATTGTGTTGTTGAGCAACTCAAGACGTTTCTCCATGTCGGTGAACCCGTCAGCAGCACCGCCTGTAGCAACTAGCGTCTGGTAGAAGCCCTCGTTGGTCTTCTTGATCGCATCTTCGATTTCGGTAACCGTGTTCACCAGCAAGTCGCCGTTGTCGACAACCGACTTAGCGTTTTCGATCCACTCGTCCCATTTGAGAATGTTCTCGGCCAGAACGTCGTTGACAAGCGCGAGGTAGACCTTCGCTGCCTGTGTTTCTTCGTTGAGGTCGGCGTAACCATCCTCTGCCTCTGCCAGTGCTCGGGCTTGCTGAACCTGTGCGACTGTTGCTTGCTCAGTCGCGACCATAAAGTTGATTTGCTCGTCAACCGCAGACTTCAAGTCGATGTTCTCGAACTGGTCTTGGACTTCTTCCAAGTTTTCGATCATGGGTCTTATCTTCGACAGAAGTTCATCAGTGGCTTCCGCACTCATATTCTGTGCTAGTGCGTAGTTTGCTGCAGCATTGTTGGCGTCTGCGAAAACACGGTTGTTCTTGTCGTGCTCTGCTACCTGCATTGCAACTGCTCTGGCCAAGTCCGACGATGCACCGTTGGCTTCTAGGACGGATTGTGCGTAACTTGCAAACCCGTCTTCGGATTGAGCCAACAACGCTTGCTCAAGGTCAAAGGCGGTGTTGAGTCCCCCAAGCGAATCCAACAACTTGTCTGCGCCTTCGCTGTCAGCAAGGAACGCTGCCTCTAGTGCATTGGCACCGGCAGCACCGGACTCCAGTGCCTCCTTGTTTTCAAGGATCGCATCGGTGTTCTGACGGAGCGCAACGGTGAACTCCTCGGTGCGCTCCTTCATTGCCTTCGACTTAGAGGTGAAGTGGTCAAAGAGGGCGAATGCTGCGGTGATGGCAGCCGTCACTGCCAGCATCGGGGCAATCGATGCCATGAATGCTTTGGCCGACATGGCTGCTGATCGGAACGCCATCGACGTAGCCGACATTGCTCGGCCTGTACCGGCGAACGTGGCATTGGCCGATGCCACCTGAGCACGCATGTACTTGAACTGCTCGGCTGCTGCTTTGACGGCAGTGCCAACTCGTCCCGCGCCAAGTGCGAGTGCCTTCTTGCGAACTATTAGCACCGCAAGAACGGTGGCCAGTGCCTTGGCTCCACCGGGGAGTTCGGTGATGACGTTCGTCACCGAGGCGAGTGCATTGACCAGTGGAATGGCTGCCTCGGCCAGTGTGGTGACCGCCGTGGTGATTAGTTCCAGTGCGGGCTGGGCAGCGTCCAGCAAGTTCAAGACTGCCGAGCGAGCATCCTCGTTTGTGGCAGCGAACACTGCGAATGCTGAAACGACAGGGCCACCCAGTAGGTTCGCAAACCTGCCCACCACCGGGATGCCCTGCAAAATGTTCCTACCCGCGAAAAGGCTCAGTGCGGTAGAGGCTGCACCGACAACTGGGAGGAGTTGCTTGAACTTCTCACCCGCTCCTTCGATGCTCACACCCATGCGGTTCATGTGCTTGACCGAGTCGGTGGCACTCTTCAAGAACGATGTGAGCGGAGCCATGATCTCACCGAACGCGACTCCCATGTCCTTGAGAACTGGGTTGAAGACCCCGCCCTCACGAACTGTCTTGGACAGTGCCTTGGTGAGATCGTAGGCAGCCTTGATGGCAGGGCCGAATCCTTCTTTGAGTACGTTGCCGAACTCAATCTGCATGTCGTTGAGCAGACGCGGGAATGACCGGAGGACTTTCCCCGGCTCCAACATGGCTGCTTCGTAGGTGCCCGCGACCTTGGTGCCTTCTTCCAAGATCATGTTGAGCACGGCGGTCTGACGCTCAGTGGCTGTCAGTGCAGCCTCGGTCTTACCGATCGATGCTGCGTACTCGGCGTATGCCTCACCTGCGTACTTGGTGATACCTGCACTCTTGAGCAGACGACTGTTGCCGGTCTGGATGGCGTAGGCCAACGTCCGAGCCGTCTCCGTTGAGTTCGACTGCGAGAGCACAGCCAAGTCCTGAGCAACTCGGGCGACCTTGGATGCCTTGGCCATGTCAAGATTGCCCTGCGCGAACAGGAGAGCCATCTCCTGAGCGGACTTCATCTCAATGCCCATGCTGCGAATCTCTTTCGCAGTGGTGTTGATGGTGCCGGGTGCAAGTCCGAGGGACTTGTTGACCGCAGTCATGGCAACGTCCATCTCGGACACATCGGCTGCTGCCTTGAACGATGCCCGACCCAACTTGATGAGTCCGAACATCGCTGCACCCGTTGCAGCACCGACGGCTACGAGAGAGCGTTGAAGTTTGTTTATCTGGCGGGTCGCACCTTGAGCAGCGACACCGACGTTGCCGAACTGCTTTTGAGTACGTTGAAGTTGCTGGATCGCCTGTCGGGCTTGGACATCAATCCCGACTTCGACTATTCCAACATTGACCGCCATCTCTACCTACGCTTCTGTGCCTGTTCTCGTTCCCATGCTGTCAACTTGTCGTGTGCTGCCCAGCCCAAGAACTCATCTGCACTCAGTGGCCGGTGGCTAGGGCTTCCGAAGAGCAACTCCTCAACGGTTCGCCCTAGCCGTTCGGCCAGTATGTAGTAGTAGCGGTACTCAGGGTCGGCTAGTTGTCTTTTCCCTCTTCATCGACGGCTTTGGCTGTCATGCCCGACATTTCCATCGCCTTCTGCGCGACGAACTCAATCGCTCCCGCAGACTTGTCCTGCAACGCAGGCATGTCCTCTTCCGCGAAGACGGATTCCCCCGTCTCGGGGTCGAAGACCGTGGCAATGATGAGCATCGGGTAGAGGCGGTCAAGGTCAACTCCACCATCTGGAAGAGTGCAGGTCTGAAGCATCCGCGACCGCTTGCCAGCGGACATAGTGCGGACTTCGACGGTGACTCCCCATTGGGGAATGTCCAGTTCCTCACGACCAATGTCGTCGGACTGGAGGATGCGGTCACGAAGGGACACGTTGTACTCCTTGGGTTAGTGGGTCAGGAAGTGGCTCGCGAAACGTCGCCAGTCACCTGCAACTCAATGCTAACCGGAACCACATCACCGACCGGGGGACTCACATCGTATGAGGTGACGATGCACTCACCCGAGTAGATGGGGTTGGTACCCGAGGCGGTGCTTCCAGCGGTGCCGAACTCAAACGAGAGTGTGGCCGACTGCCCGAGGACTGCTTGAATGTGAGCGTCCAGAGTTGAATCGAACATACCCGAGAGGGAGACAGTTGAGTCCTTGAGTCCCACGATGTAGGTCTTGGAGGACGCACCGAAAGCGGTCGTCTCAGCAGTCTCAACCGACTGCGGGAACGAAACGTCGTTGAGGTAGGCACTGATGTCGGTCAGTGTCCCACCTGAGTTGTCAAGCGCGAAGTATGCGCCCTTACCGTGAACAAATGCCATGATGACTCCTTAGCGTCTGGCGAATGAGAGTATGTATGTGACACCGCCAGACGAACCGGCGAGGGTGTACTCAGCACGAAGGTATTGGTTGACAGTCGTGCCCGCTGCCACTTCCACCCGCTCAGAGGTGGTCGTACTTGCGCTCACCGTGGTGAACGTGGCGAGGTCTGCCCACACCGCATCGTCAGCGGAGTGCTGAACTTTGATGATGGCAGTCCCGTCGTGATCGTTGGCCGTAACGTGGAGGATTCCCACGCCACCGTTGGCAGTGCTGGCACCGTGATCTTGCGAGGTGCCGTTACCCGTGGCGGTCACTTCCGCGAGAGCCGTCAATGCGATGCCGTTGTCGATGCCGTCGTCGCCCTGCAACTCAGCGGAGGCAGCAACGACATCCCCGACAGGTGCTGAAACGTCGTATGACGTTGCCTCAACCTTGGCGAGAGAGCAGCGGTTGCCAGCGGTCGTGCCGTTGTAGAAGACCGTGACCAGCCCGCCATCGTTGGTGCCGAGGACTCCTTGAAGAACCTCATCCACCGCGCCTGCTGATCCGTCGAACATGCCGGTGAGCGACACGGTGCCGTCTTGCAGGCCGACGATGTAGTTCTTTGAGTTGTCACCGAACGAGGTCGTCTCTGCTGTCTCCACTGACCGCGACACACTGGCATCGTTGAAGAACGACGAGAGGTCGGTCTGGTTGAACAGGACGGCGGTGCCCTTACCGTGGATGAACGCCATCACTCAACTCCTTCATCTTCGATGACTTCTTCGACCCAGTCGAACTCTTCTACATCAGCGACTGGCTCGGGTGCCTTGCCGTCGACTTTTTCGATGATCCCTTGGTCGGTCAGCCAGCGGATGGACTTCGTGGGGATGTCATCGACAATGTCGCCGGGTTCTGCCCGACGACCCTTGTAATCGATTCCTTGAATGACTCGGTATGTTGCCACTCGTTCTCCTCGCATACGCCGTCAGTGAGCCTTGCTAGGAGGGCCACTGCGGGGCACGAACGAGTCCGAATCACAAAGCCACTGAGGGCACGACGTTCTGTTTTCTGTGATCGTACCGCTCGGGGTATTGGCGATCAAGAGTCCCGCTGGTTCTTTGCTTTGCAGCGTGAGCACACAATAAGCCATGGTCGTGTGACGGACTCAGCGAGCAGGCGATTGCAACGCCAACAGCGTGGCTTGTCGTCTTGCGAGGCGCCCTCACCATACGGATCGTGCATGGTGTTCATCCGAGTTCCTTCATCACGTTGAAGTTGCAAGAGAAGAGCACACGGCGACTGTCGTCCCGGTCAAACACAAATGGTGAACTCGTTGATTCGATCCGGTGGTACAACGTGCTCTCAATCGTCGTGTTCGATACGGCGGTGAGCAACTCCCACAGTGTGTTGGCCAGTGTCCTGCCAGTGGAGTACGAGGTGTTGCGGACTATGACCTGCAACTCGGGGCGTTCAATCTGTGGGAGGTTTGTGCTCCCCATCGTGGACACCGGAACCACTCCACCCGTGCTCTCGTAGAGTGCGACCACATTGTCGGGTGTGTCGGGCATCAACGACAGGAACAGGTCGGTGCCCAGCGTCAATGAAGTGTTCGTGTCGACATAGGTTCCGAGATCATCAAGGAGAGCCATTAGCGAACTCCTCTATGAACGCGAAGACGGTGGCCAATGAACGATGCCATGAAGTGTGGAATCTGTGGGACGATCGCATACAGCGGGCGGGTGAGGTACTTGTTCTTACCCTGCCCAACATGATCTGGTGCCTCATGCACTTTGAGCGCGTAGGTCACGTTGTTGCCACTGGCGGTCGGGCCTCCGTAGCCCAACTCAATCTTGACTTTGGTTCCGCGAATCTCTGGTTTGCCCACGGTTCCCGACATCCTTAGGTAGCCGTTGACCACGGGAACGTAGTTCATCTTGGAGTCGGTCATTACTTCTTCGGCAATCATGGTGACCGCGCTGGCAGCAGCAAGCATGATGGTCTGCTCAATCCCCGCGAAGTCCTGCTCCACCCGCACAACTGACCTGCCCCTCATCGGAACGTGACCACCGTGTGCTCTAGGCCGACGACCTCGGTGTGGACTTCAATGCTTGCGACTTCGGGGTCAGAGCCATCCGATAAGACGATCTTCTCCCCGAGGACGATGTTCGTGTCCGCAATGTACGCCTTGGTGGGCTGGTGCTGTTCGTCCACTTGGTCGGAGGACGAGAGCATCGCGATTGGCTCCACATACGCGGATGCGGTGCGCGTGGCACCGTAGGTCGACTCCCCGTAGTTGTTTGTGCCACTGACCGCATGGATCGTGACCGTGTGTGGCATGAACGCCAGAAGTTGCGGGTCGATAGCCATGACTTACCGCAGCCTGTATGGGGCGTAGGAGTAATCGTCGGTCGGGTACACACGTTCGTTGTCGTGAATACCCTTGCGCCCGAACGTCGTCTCCCTGTCCGAATCCAACTCCCGAGTCTCCTTGGCACCTCGCCTGTAGCCCGAGATAAACGGACTGACGGGGAACGCCTCTTCGTTCGTGATGAGGCTTTCGGCCAACTCCATGTAGTGCTGGTACTTCTGCGAGAAGTCCGCACTCAGCCCACCGATTGATCGGTTCATTAGGCGAGCGAACTTGGCTGCAATAGAGCGTGCAGCCTCCGAGGCACTACGACTTAGGGTGCCGTGGAGTTCGACAAGGTAATCGACCTCTTCATCACTAATGAGTTGGTCGGTGGTGTCGGTGTCACCGATAAGAAAGCGCACGGCATCTCGGGTGGAATCACTTGGGTCACCTGAGTATGTCCATGCCATAATCCTGCTCCATCGGGTCTATCGGAATGGTAGTGCAGGACGTTTCTTGACGGTAGTGCTACTCGGTGCTCGCTTCGGTCTTCCGAGCGGGAACCGGGGGACGCTTCTTTGAGGCAACCTTGCGCTCTTGCGTCTTGGTCAACTCAATAATGCGCCTGCCCTCGTCGTCTTCTTCGGGCAACTTCGCCCCGTGAGGAAGTGGAGCAACGTAGCGGTTCTCAATCAACGAGTCGATATGAGTCCAGCCAGTTGTGTCGCACACTTCCCCACGGACGAACCTGCGATCTCCGTCGAATGGACGGAGGACGACATACCACTTGGTGTCGGGGCGTACTGCTTTGATGAGTGGGTCTTCGGACACTTAGGTCACTCTCCCTTGTGGTTTAGGTTGGTCAGGCGACGCAACCGGAGAAGAAGTACCCGAGGTCGGTGGCGATGACCTTGTAGTCCCACGCCATCTGCGCCTCAATGCGATCCGCACGGAGTTCGGGCATACGGAACCGGCTGATGCCGACGTTCTGACCCATGCCGTCGGACACTCCGCGCCATGTGAACTGGTAGCCAGCCGACGGGGTCAACAGACCGGGCGACGGGGCGACGTAGTACAGGGCTGCGTTGTTACCGGCGTTGAAGCCGAACGAATCGCTGGCACCCTCGGCACCCGAGTTGATGATCGAACGCGAGACGAGCACGCGGTCGACACCGAACAGACGGGCGAGGATACCCTCGGCGGGAACCTCGGACGAGGTGTACTTGATCCGATCCACGATGTCGGGATGGTGGCGCAACTGACGGAAAACGTCGTAGCCGAGAACCATCACGTTCGGCATGAAGCCGGTGTTGCTCAGGATGGCCGACTTGCCAGCCTCCACATCGGTGATGGGGTCAGACGAGGTGTAGTTGCTCCAGACCGTGAAGTCCGAGCCACCCGTCACATCCGTGTCCCACACGCCGGTCGTGAAGTAGGAGGACATCCACTCAACTTCCTGACGGAGAAGCAGACGCTGCGTCACGAACTGGGTCGCGTCGCGATCGGGGTTCAGCGGGTTGTCCGCATTCGCCCGAACTTGGTCGTCCACATCTTTGTGGAAGGCGTACACCGAGGTGCTGTAGGTGCTGGTGCTCAGGTTGTAGCCCGAGCCTGCCGACTCCGTCGCCGGGGCACGCAACTGCGCCTCGTCGCGGAACCAGTCACCCTTGGTGTAGGTGTAATACTTATCGCTCTGCTTCTCAACCGGAACCGAGGGGAACACCCGGTTGGCGATGAAGGAGCCTTGATCCTGAATGTACGCGACCGAGATGTTGGTCAGGATCGCGTCGACATGTACGTCGTTGGTGGTGGGCTGGGGCATCTCTGACTCCTGTTACTCAGGCTGCTCGGGCCGGGGTGGCGCAGTTGATGATGGCGGTTCCGATCACGCCCGCAGCACCCGTGGCAGTGAGCATCTGCCCACCGACATAGTGCGTCGTGTCAGTTCCGATGGTACGGGCATCGGCCTGTCCGTCACCGGAAGGGCCGATGAGGTCGCCTTCGTTGAGCGCAGCGTCCGAAGACACTTTGCTCACTCCGACGACGACGATCTCTGCCGTCTGCCCAGCGGTCGGGTCGTTCTGGAGAACGCCGACCGGGACATCGGTGAGAGCAGCGCACACGGCAGCCTTGCCGTCGCTGTCAACCTTGACGAAGTAATACTGCTTCGCGCTCAGGTCGGCTGCTGCCTCCAATGTGATCTTGAGGGGCTGGGAAGCCTTGTATGCCATGATTAGTTACCTCGCAGGTACTCGGTGTAGAGGGTGGGGTTCGACTCAACAGCCTTGGCGACTGCCTGTTCGTGGGTCAGGCTGGGATTCGACTCAATCAGTCGGGCAGCAGCCTTATTGATCTCGCTGCTCGGCTCGTTGTCGAATGCCGACGACTTGCCAAGTTCAGCGAAGAGGTTGCCGGTGCTGATGCCCTCGTTGGCAGCAGTCAGAACGGTCATAAGAGCGTCGAAGGTTTCCCCGTCGACTGCGTCCGACACCGACTTGAGCACCTTGCCGAAGTCTTCGGCCTCGGCGGGGAGAGCGGAGAGTTCCGCAGCCTTGCCGATGAACTCGCGCTCCAAGCGGAAGTCGCGCTCTGCCTTGGCGATGCGCTCGGCAGCCTCGGCACGCTCCTCGGCAGCCTTGACGATCTCCACGATCGCGGGGTCAGCCGACTTCAAGATGTCTTCGCTGGCCGGTGCTGCCTCGGTGGCAACTGCCTGCTCCATCTTTTCGATCTGATCGGTGAGTTCGGCATTGGCCGACTCAAGGGCTTCGATGTACTCAAAGACCTCAGACGGCAGGTCGACCACATCGTCGTCCTTCTTCATCTTCTGGCCATACATCTTGTCCATGTCGTCCTCGTCCTCTTCGTCATCGGACTCGGCATCACCCATGAACTTGCGCTTGAGTTCCTCGGGCATCTTGTCGCCCTTGGCCTTCTCAACTTCGATCTCTTCGATCTCGTTCTCGTTGGTCATGTGTTCCTGCTCCGTGGTGTCGCTCTTGAACAAGACAACCTTGCTCAACTGGTTGGCTGGGCGCGTGACGAGACTGATCTCATCAAACTCCATGTCCGACAAGCGGTTGCCGTTCGTAGCCATTGAGAACGAACGGTACTTCCCCCGATTGACCGGCTTCAAGAGTTCTTGCGAGATTCTTTGGGGATCGGCTTCATCGCCTTGATCTTCTCAGTGATCTTGTCGATGGCTGCGTCATCAAGCATCTCGCCGGGGACGAGCATCACGCCGGTATCCCCGTCTGCCTTACCGATGGCTTCGACCATGTCGGCCCGCGCACTTTCTGCATACCCCTCGGCTCCACTGACATCGTAGGGAACGTAACGCATCTCGCCCTCCTTGTTAGGTGTGCGGTAGTGAGTGGTGAAAGTCGACAGGTCGAAGATGCCAATCTGATCGTGTGTCCTGCCGAGGTCGGCTGCGCGATCCAGTGTGGGGACGACAACCGATACGTCTAAGAAGATGTAGTCAACTCCATCGACGTTCTCCTTCCACGCGCCGAGGTGGTGGTTAGGGAGTGCCAACAACTCTGCCTTCTCGTTGGCGTACTTGCGGACATCGTCTGCGGAGAAGTCACTGAGTTTGACCTTCCGCTCGTTCTCTTTGCCGATTGCGACCGCCACTCCCTTGCTTCGCATCTCGTTGCGCTTCGGGTTGAAAGTGAACCCACCACCGCGAGCCATTGCTGCGAGCGACTTAGCACTCTTCCCTGTTGCCTCCACGATCCTGCGAACTCGGTTGCCCGTGCCACCACCCGCAGCAGTCTTACGTCGGCCATGAGTTTTCTGGTCGTGAGAAGAGCCACCGTGTTTCTTCACCTTCTCGTATCGCTCTAGAAGACGGCGACCCTTGGCTGCCAACTTGGCTGCATCGCTACGGTTCTTGGGAACTGGCTCGCCCCACGCTGCTGCCGAAAGTGCCAGCCGAGTTGGCTCACCCTTGTCATTGGTCATCGGGCCTGACGGGTTGGTGAAGAATCGGGTCAGGAACGATCCCTTGCGACGCATCTTCTCTGGTGTGTTGGCAGGCCCTTTGACTCCCGGCTTGAGGTTGGCACCCTCTTTGCGCTTGAAGTGGGCACGGCCAGCAGCCGTCAGTCCACCTTTAGGGTCTTTGATCGGTTCCTTGGCCATCACAACTCCTTGATGTATTTAGGCGGGATGTCTTGGCTCAAGACAACTGTTCGGCCATCAGTGCCATCCCACCCAGTGCTTTCGTAATAGTCGTAGTCACCGAAGTCATAAGCAATCCCTTGGCGTGCCTCAGACTCTGTGAACTTCGGCTCTCTTCCCAAGTCTTCTAGCGTGATGACACCATCAGCGATCATCTGTGGTAGGTCGACCTCAAACACAGAGCCTTGGCCTGCGTCAGAGTACGAATCTGTGATTGAGAGTTCGGGTGTCAAGTAGACCGCAGAACCAACACTGGCGTTGCTTATTCCCCTAGTCTCTCTGCCAGCAGTCAGCCCATCCTGTCTAATCGACTCGGCATTTTTTGCGCTAGTGCCGTGATAGACGATTGACCGTGCCGAATCTTCTTGCCACTGACGCTCTACTTCACGCTCCATGTCTGAAGTGTCGACATCATCTAACATCTCGTACGCGCTCTTGTACGTTCGTTCGACAGTGACTTGGCCATCACTTTCACTCAGTGTGAGATAGCCACCGTCAGGTTCTCTAGCAACGATGTGACCATCAGAAGATTCGTAGCCACTACCAGTAATCAACTCGTAGTGACTCACTACATCATCAATAGACGCTTTGACTGTGGCTCCACCTTCTAAGTCGTAAATGTCGGATGGCCATGTTCTTTGGCGAATGTGCTTCAACTCTTCTGACGAGGCTTGGTACTTATCCCAGTCAATCCCCGGTAACGCCCCCTGCTTCCTACGGCCATGCGTCTTTTGGTCATGCTCCGCGTGCTTGCGTAGTGCGTCCTGCATCTTCTTCTTCTTGTATCCCAACCGCTTGCGCTTGACACCCATCGCGGTAGCGGTATGCACCGAGTTCACAGTGGGGCTGTCCTTCTTGACCTTCTTACCCTTGGCCAACGTCTTGATCCAGTCTGAGTTGTTGCCTTCATTGAGAATCGAGCCGATGCTCGCCTTCGGGCGGTCTTCCTTACCAACGCCCCCGCTATTTGTCGGTGCAACCAGCAAGTCTTTTGAGGGCGTAACAAAGTCTTCGATGTCCATTGCGCTAGTTTGCCAAGGCTTCCCGCTGTCACCCACAAAGACAATGGCATCGTAGTTACCCGAAAGAAGGACAACTTCACTCTCAGCGGGAGAACCCAGCCCAGTCTGCGGAGTTGAGAAGATCAACTCCACTGGCACGACCGCCGTCATTACGACTGGCTCGGCACCAAGTTCGGAAGAGCCATAATCCTTGGCAAACTCAATGGCTTTCCATGTATCGGCAGTCCAAGAACTCAGTGGGCGTTCGTCAATGTCGCTCAATAGCCCTACAGTTCGCCCAAGGTTCTGGCTGCGACCCCAGTTTATCTTCAAGGCTTCCTTGAAACTGGGTCTGTTTTGCTTGGTGATCGTCATTCCTCTTGAAACCGTAACGTGCGTAACACCGGCCTCCTTGAACTTCTGCTGAGTGGCTTCGTACTGCGCCTTGACGACCGCCTCTACGAACTCAATCGCTTTGGGGAATCGCTCACGCATCTGGTCATATGCCATAGCCGAGTCGCCACCGCTTATGTTCTCTTGCAGGTAGATGTCACGGTCATTGGTGAACTCTGTTTCGTAGTTGTGAAAGTTCACTCCGTCATAGTTATCAATGACACCAAGGCTGTGCAATGTAGCAAGGTGCAGCAACATGCTGTAACGGTCAGAGGAAGATTTTGCCCAAGCCTTGAGCACACCGGAAGCAAGTGTTTCAGCGTTGAAGTGATCCTTTGGCCCATCAAGGGGAGTCGCTCGCCCTCCCAGTGCTAGGGGCGGGTAGATCACTTGATTCTCCTGCACTAAGTCTTGTAACTCCAGCGCGATCTTGTGTGCCTTCTCGGGCGTGTCGGCAACTCCAAACTCCATGATTG